CGAAGGAAATGGAAAAGCAGGTTGTTCGTATCGACGATCAAGGCAAAGAGATCGCAAGGCTGAATGAAAAAGTTCATACGCTCGAAAAAGAGAACGCAGAGCTCAAGGCTGAGAATAGAGTACTTACCTCGATGATCGTGGCCCTCGGGGGCCATCCTCTCCGGAAGGATTGAGCATGAAAAACAACGCCTCGATTGTTTCGGTCACCGTGATTGCAGTTGTTATTTTGATTTGTATTACGGTCATCAATATTTTTTCGCCGGCTTCGACGGCAATGGTCAGCATTCTTGGCTTTGGGGGTCAAATCATCGTGCTCATCTTGACCAGCCAGAGCAACAGAAAAAATACCAATGAGAAATTCGAAGAGCACAATGCTGGCGTGAACGAGAAGCTTGACGTTATACACGACGACACCAATTCCAATATGTCTGCGGTCAAAGAAGAAATGGCCGAGCTGCGCGCCCAACTCGAGACGATAAAGTCTCAGCGTGACGTCATGCAAGGCGAACAGAATCAACGGATCAACCCTACTTAGTCGAAAGGAATTACATCATGCTCCCCTTAATACTTACAGGTTTTCAGTTGATTGCTATTGTGATCGTCGCTGTAGTTATGTTTTGGGTTCTGCGGGAAATGAAATTACCCGACCCGGCGGCGATGATTGCCCGCATCATTGTCGGCTTGCTAATTTTTGGGCTGTTACTCAGTCTGTTTATCCCATCGCTAGGGGTTGGGCTGAGGCTTGGGTCATAGTGCGAACCGTTGCTGCTGCTCTCATCCTGATAGCGCACCTGAGCTATTACAACCCTGCGTTGTGTGGTGTGTCGCCGATCAACTGTTTCAACCCTCAGACCTGGTGGCACATGAGCGCGGGCACCGATGCCCGACACTGGTTCGGGCGCGCCCTGGCCTGCCCGCAAGAGTTTGCGCTCGGCAGTCATTGGACGCTGCCCAGCATTCGCAGTAATGGGGGGGGTATCCCGTCTCAGAGTTGGGTGTGCTTGGACAGAGGCGGCATGGTCATCACTCGCGTGGCCGGCGATGGCACGATAACGGTCATACTCGACCTGCTCTACCAGCACCCCATCGTAAGCAACACGGTCAAAGTCGAATATCGCGGTCCCTTGCCTCATGCGCTTCTTGCCCGGGTGGAACGGATGAGAGAGAGCTGCAGCGGAAAGGTGAGGTGTTGATGACAATCCCAACCCTTGAACAATACTTAGCTTCTTACGATGAGGCGAAGGCCGGACTACTCAACGCCTCATTCGAGCAGGGTCATCACCTCTGGCAAAATCGGCCTGAGTTAGCCATCCCCGATGACTGGGAGTTTGGCTATCAGACGGATAAAAGCATCCGTTTGCAATCGCTGCCCGATCCACGCTTCCCACGTCGGGTTGATCAGCAGATTGAATTCAACCCGCCCGAGTTGGTCAATTGGAATCAATCTCAGGCGCCTGACAATGAGAAGCCGATATTTTTCATCAGCGGCACAAAAAATATCAAGGGCTTCAAGGGCAACGCGCCCACCTGGTGGTGGCTGTTTCAGCGCGTGCGCAATCTCATACCTGGCCGGTCTTATCGCTTCTATGTCCCAACGTACCCCGACTTGGTCGTCGCTCAGCAAGGGACTGAGAAAACTTTTGCAGATGACCCGCTCGCCGGCGAGCACAGACTCTTTGTCCGCTCGGATACCGAGAACCTTGCCGATACCGGTTGGCTGAATGGCTCGGCCGTCCCGTTTGGCAAATGGAACCTGTTGTTCGTTGAATTTGTGGCGCCGGCTTCAGGTGAGGCGACGCTTTATCTGGAGTTGCGCGGCCGCTGGGGACTGCTGAGCGTTGGCTGGTTCATTGATGCGCTTTCGCTGGTGGCGATGGATTCGCCGGCCCCAACCCCCACGCCCCAGCCGCCGGCGAGTGGTGACCTGGTTGCGCTGCAGGCCGAGGTCGCCAGATTGCAAGGTGAGATTGCGCAGGCGAACTTACGCCTATCGGCTGTGGATGGGAAATACACCTCGACATTAGAGGCCCTGCACGATACGGTGGCGGTTACCATCGCCAATCTCGAGCAACTGCGGGTGAAGTTGGCCGCTCAGTTGGCTGAAGTGAGGCGGTAATGGAGCGCCTCTATCGCAAATTCAAGAACCTAAGCACTCGGCAGGACAGCTATTTGCCAATAGTACGCTTTATGAGTCGAGTGCCAACCTTTACCCGGGCGTCTGATGCACAGTCATTTGCGGTGCAGGCTCGGGCGAACGAGGCGCTTAGGCGCCCACTATGGGAAGCATTATCTGAGCAGATGAAATTGCTCGCGGAGTTTTATAAGAATGGGCAAGCAGGGATTGAACAAGAGCCGGCTGGCGAAGAGCAAATCGCCGAAGCCGTCGCTGCCTCAGACTGAAGCGCTGGCTGATCTTAACGATAAGCAACGCGCTTTCGTTGAGCATTACTTGGCTTGTTGGAACGGGGCCGAGGCTGCCAGGCGCGCGGGGTATTCGGTCAAGACGGCTCGTGAGCAGGCGTCCGACCTCCTCACAAAGCCTAACATCAAGGCCGCTATTGCTCAGCGTATTGCCGAGCTCAAAATGTCGGCGGATGAAGTGCTTTTGCGCTTGGCCGATCATGCGCGCGGGAGCATCGAACATTTTATGGATGGCCAAGATGAATTCAGCCTGGCCGAGGCGCGCAAGCAGGGCAAGATGCACCTGGTGAAGAAGCTAAAGCGCACTAAGCGCACAGAGCACCGGAAAGATGGTGACCCTGTTGTTACCACCACAACTGAGGTTGAGCTGCACGACCCACAGGCAGCCCTGGTGCAACTGGGCCGGGCCAATGCTTTGTTTACGGATAAGGTGGCGCCGGTGACCCCGGACGGTCAACATGAATACACTGGACTTACCGACGACGAGCGAATGGCGCGACTTGCTGCCCTGGCTGAACGAGCAAGAACGCGTCGAGCTGGACGCGCTCCTAAGAACGACTGACCCTGAGTTTCGCGGCGCCGCGGCTGCAATTCAGGATTGCACCTTACCAGAATGGATCATCGCTGGGCCCAGCGAGACGGGCAAGACCGTTGCGTGTCTCTATTTGGTCGACCGGCTCTGCCGGCAGTATCCAGGCGTGCAGGGCGCCATGGTGCGCAAGGTCCGCGCCGACATGCCGGGCACCGTGCTCGAGATTTATCGCAAGTTATTTTTACGAGACGGTGTTGTGTCATACGGTGGTGAAGAGCCGAAGTTTTATCTCTACCCCAACGGTTCGCGCATCTGGATAGGCGGCATGGACCGGCCGGGGAGTGTTCTTTCAGGCGCGCGTGATTTCATCTACGTCAACCAGGCTGAAGAGCTGAAGTTGGGCGACTGGGAGATGATGACCACGCGCACCACCGGGCGCGCCGGCAACATGCCCTTCTCGATGCTGTTCGGGGATGCCAACCCCGGGCCGCCATCGCATTGGATACTGAAGCGCGATGGCCTGAAGTTATTCGAGAGCCGGCATCAGGACAATCCGAGGCTCTACACCCGCGATGGCCAGCTCACGCCGGCGGGCGTGCAGTCGATGGCGCGGCTCGACAAGTTGACGGGTATGCTTTACCAGCGGCTGCGGCTGGGCAAGTGGGTGCAGGCGGAGGGCGTGGTCTATGCCGAGTTTGATACAGGCAACCTGACTGACGATGGGCCTGACCCGAACTGGCCGATTGAGCTGGGCACTGATGATGGGTATAACGACCCGCGCTGCATTTTGTTTATCCAGAAGAAACCTGACCGCATTCTGGTGTTCGATGAGATTTTCGAGAGTTTCAAATTGGCTGAGCATCATGTGCGTGAGGCGATGGCGCGCACGGTGCATTGGCGGGGCAAGGAAGTGCCCGATGACTTCGGCAAGTGGGGATTAGAGCAGTGTTGGGAGTGGTGCCGTTCGGGTGGCCAGATCGAAGGGGCAAAAGAAATAGAGCTGCCCGAGATTTGCGTGGGACCGCCTGAAGCGAAAGAATTGCAGCAGCGCTTCAGGATGGCCGGCATCAAGTATCGTTTCCTGGCGCATCACATCGTCGACGGCATCAATGCAGTGCGGCCTCTACTATGTGACACCAATGGAGTGCGGACGGTGAAGGTGAACAAGCAGCGCTGCCCAAATCTGATTAAGGAAATTACCGATGGCTATCGCTATCCAGAAGGTCAACGACGTGACAATGAAAATCCGGTCGATGCTGAAAACCATGCCTGCGACGCTTTCCGTTATTGGGTATTTCTCCGGGCGCGCCGCTAAGTGGGTGTGGGCGCTACCGTTCTATCTGGCGGGCTGGGTCGTGGGTCTGGCAGTCAAGTGCTGGAAGTTGGCCAAGGCTTCAGTGGTCATTGGCTTTCGGGATGGGGGCGAACTGTGAAAAGGCGAGATTTTTTAGGAGCCTTGTTTGGCGGTGCGGTAGCGGCTGTGGTGGCGCCACTCGCCAAAACTTTGCCGACAGATAAGACGATTGTTGAAACGCAGCCGGTTGAGGTTGTAAGCAAAGTTGTCATATCTCAGGAATTGCTGAATGATTGCTGGGTAGGTGATGAAATAGAGCGCGAAATTTACCATGCCGTAATGTATGGGGATAGGCAATGAGCCAGGCTGATGCTGTAGTCGTTTGCGTAAACCACGCTTCGCCTGCGCTCGAGGCAATCAAGGAGAGTCTTATGGGCCGAAATGTTCCACCTCCTCCGCCACAATTGCCAGCGCGCATTTGCGGTTATTGCAATCGCGAATGCCGGGATGGGCGCGCCGAGGTTTGCTCCGGCTGTGGTGCACCGCTGAGGGCTATGCAATCGTTCATCGTTGTCGACGAACCCGACCTGGCCGATAAGCTCAGTGAGTTAAGAGAGAGAGTCGAGCGCAGGTCTAAGGAAATGGGTATGCGCTTGGTGCCTATCCTTCTTCCCGATCAAGAGAACTGTAAATGACTGACCTACTTACCCGCATCACCCAACAGGCTCGAGCCGATGCCCAGCCAGTCACCAAATCTCTGGCCGACCTACACCCAGAGCTGACCGATCGCGTGCATGTTATGACTGTGCAGCACAATGCGGTAATGACTATGCCGGGGATGTCTTATGCCCAGGCTTCGGCGGATTATGACTTCAACGTCTGGGTGCGCAAGGCAATCCGGGTAGTGGCCGATAATTTCGCCGCGCTGCCACTCACCATCATGCGCGGCAAAGACCGGATTGATATCCACGACGTTCTTAAGTTACTCAAGGATGTGAATGACAAAATGTCGTCGTTTGACCTGCACTCACAATGGGTCATCGATATGATGCTGGGTGGCGAGGAAGGGTGGGAGCTTGTCAAGAATGCACGCGGCAATGTTTACCTGGAGATCTGGCCGCGGCCGCAGCCCGTCATTTACATCGTGCCCGATGCGTCTAAGGTACGCTATTACGGGGTGGCCGAGTATTCCATCAACGACAACGTGGCTAAGCCTTACTCGTTGCTGCCCGATGAATTTGTCCACTTCAAGTTCTTCAATCCGCGCAACCCATGGCGCGGCATCTCGAATATCAGCGCGGTGCGTAACAGCATTGTGATCGACCAGATGGCCCAGGCCTGGTCTAAGTTATTCTTTTTCAAATCGGCGCGCCCGGATTATGCCGTTGTGGCGCCGCAAGGCATTACCCGGCCCGAGCGTGAAGACCTGGAGAAGATGCTCGAGAGCAAGTTCGGCGGCACGGCTAACGCCCACAAGCCGATCGTGCTCGAGCAAGGCGTGACCGATATCAAGCCCATCGACTTCAGGCCGAAAGATATTGAATGGCTTACCCAGCGCGAGGTCAGCCGTGACGAGATTGCTGCGATATTCGGTGTGCCTGATATCCTGATGGGCTTTGGCAATGACAGTTACGACACGCCCGAGAAGCGCGTGTCGGCGCTTCAGGTGCTCTATTCAATCGTCATTATTCCGCTGACCACCTACCGCGACATGCACCTGACTGAATTCTTTCGCCGCGCGGGTGCGTTGCGCCCAGATGAGTCCATTGTGACGGATTACTCTGGGGTGGGTGCGCTGCGCGAGGACGAGAATGTTGAATGGGGTCGGGCTAAAGATAAGATTGACCGCGGTGTAATGACTATCAATCAATATCGCACAGCAAAGGGCGATACGCCTGTACCCTGGGGCGATGTGTGGTGGGCACAATCGTCGCTCGTCCCAGTGAGCGGGCCGGATGCACCGATGGCGCCGGCCGCGCCTGACGATAGTAGTGATGGCGCTGCAGCGGATGAAGCCAAGGCCGCGAGTCGTAGGACCAAAAAAATAGCAGGCCCGGAGTATGGCTCTGACGAGCATAAGCAGTTATTCGATGCGTTCATAAAGCGGGCCGAAAAGCACGAGAAGAAGTTAGGCAAGGTCGTCGCCGGCCTGCTCGAGCGCCAGCGCGACGAGGTGATCGCCCGGTTGCACGCCGGCGGCAAGGCAGCCAAGTCGGCTAGTGATGTTGCTGACAATCCCTTCGACAAAGACGAATGGACGGACGAATTCCGTAAGGAAGTTAAGCCGGTCATCAAGGGCGCCGTGAAAGATGCTGGCCAGGCGGCGATGGAAGACTTGTCAGCTGGCATTTCTTTTGACGTGCTCGACCCCAACGTTGTGCGCTTCATCAAGCAGCGCGAACAGCGTTTCTCGCAGCGTGTGAATGATACGACCTGGCAGCAGCTGAGTGACTCCCTGGCAGCCGGCGTTGAGGATGGCGAGAGCATCCCAGCATTGGTTGAGCGCGTCGAGCACATCATGGGCAACCGCATTCGTTCTAGTGCTGAGACCATTGCCCGGACTGAGATTATCGGCGACTACAACGGCGGCACTCTGGAGAGCTGGAAGCAGAGCGAAGTGGTCGAGGGCAAGACCTGGCTGGCCGCGCTGGATGACCGAACGCGAGACAGCCACCGCGAAGCCCATGGCCAGACGGTTGATATCGATGATGACTTCGAAGTCGGCGACGGCAGCGGGCCGGCCCCGGGCCAGATTGGCGAGGCTGAAGAGGACGTGAATTGTCGCTGCTCCATGAAAGCGAAGGTCAATCAGCGAGCACTTGCCCGAAGGTTCAGTGGGAACGGGCATAAAAAGGCGGTGTTGGCGTGAGCGAACAGCAAGAAGTGCGGTGCCCAGGGTGCAACCGCCTATTGTTGCATGTCAAGGGATTTGGTTGTATTATCGAAATCAAGTGCGCGCGCTGCGGGGCGATGGTAAGTTGGCCCAGCCTGCGCGCGGAGATTGTGCTGAAGGCTGATGCGGGAATTGTGGTGAAGCAGGCCGAGCCTGCGGTAGTGGGCGATTGAATGATTGACGTCATGGCAATATTTATCCGTGGGATGCGCGAAATTCAGTATGCACTTGGCTGGTTCAGCCTATGGTTATTGGATTGTGTGATGTATCTTCGCCTAAGGGCCTTTTCGGATTTTTTGGAAGAGAATGGATTTGTAAAGGTTTCGCCATTCATTTACATAAAATGCTAGAAGAAGCACTCGCCATAGAAGAGAGTCAGGGGGAGCTGGGTTTGCAGAATTGGTATGCCTGCCTCTCTGAACAACAGTGCGCCCAGCTTCAGGCCGAGATGGAGTCTTTCGCGAAAAACCTGTCTGCTTTGCCTGAGATTATTGCGCCGATTGTGAACGAAATCTCTACGGCATTGAATCATTGGTATGAAGTATTGCCTGACACAATAAAGCAAGTAATAGAGAAACCAAACAACATAACCTAGCACTCATCTTACAACTTAGAGCGCCCTGAGCGCCACAACCCAAACTAAACCGAACGCCACGAGCGTCAATCTCAGTGGCGTTTTTGTTTTAACTCTCGACCGGGAGTGGCGATGGACGATAAACCAATTCATAAGACATTCGAAATTAAGGTGCTTGAGCAGCGCAAGGACGGTGGCCGCATTGTGATCAACACCGCCAGCGTCGACCGCGATCGCGACCGGGTTATGCCGGGTGGGGCCAAGGTCGATAACTACCTGCGCAACCCCGTCGTTCAGTGGGGCCATAACTACCGCGACCCCTGGGCAACGGTGGGCAAAACCAACAGCCTCAACGTCTCGCCCGATAGCATCGAAGTTGACTTCGACCTGCGCCCGGCGGCCAATGACCACGACCCGCAAAACATCGTTCTGCTTCTTTGGAATGGTGGCTGGGTCAATACGTCTTCGATTGGCTTCATCCCCAAAGCTGGCAAGCCTAATGATGTGGGTGGCACTGACTTCTCGGAGTGGGAACTCTTGGAATGGTCGCTCGTGCCTATCCCGGCCAACCAAGATGCGTTGCGTTTGGCAATCAAAGGGTTGGCCGATGAAGGCGCCGGCGACGTATGGGATGCGGCAATCGCGCGCACCATCCTGGATAAGTCGCTGACTATTCCTGCGCGAGAGGCTCAACTCAAGGTGCTGACCCATTGGCGGGCCAAGATGCAAGAGCCTATCGGCAAAGAGGCTGACGCCGAAGGCGACCCGGGCCGCGCGTGGATCCGCCGACTGAGCCTCGAGTCTGGCTTTGGTAAACAAACCATTTACGCCTGCTTTCGAAAGCACACCGTCGACGTGCCCAAAGATGCAACCCTGCTTCAGATGGACATGGTCTTCGGCGGCTGCTCCGAAGTTCCCCACCCCGAGGCCGGCAAGACCGTCACCTTCAAAGACGTGACGTTCATCCCTCCACTTGAATTTGTCAATCAATCTTTCGGCAAAGACGCGGTTATTGCGCGGACGTTGCGCGACTGCACCGACGAAGATGCTGTCAAGGCTCCGGGTGAGCAGTGGGACGTGCTCAATTTATCCGACGTCGTCGACGCCCTGCCGATGGAGAAATCATTAGCGCTTCAAGCCCCTCCTGGCTTTGATGTGGACTTCCTGACTCGGAGTGGTGCCGAGCAAGCAACCAAGTTCGTCAAGCGGTTGCACGAGACCAAGCGCGGCCGGGTGCTTTCGGCGAAGAACGAAGGGAAGATCCGCCAGGCGCGCGACAACCTCGACGAGGTGCTGGCTGAAATTGAAAAACCCGAGACCGAAGACGAAGGCAAGACCATTCCCGCGGCAACACCTGCCGCTCCTCTACTTGACGCAGCTGGCGAGCGCGATCTCGCTGAGTCGATGCGAATCTTACTCAACACCGTGAAAGGAGAAATCACAAAATGAGTGAAGTACTCGAAGAAATCAAAAGCGAGATCGCGAAACTCGCTGAGGTGGTGAAAGACCACAAGAACGACCGGGGCACAATCGATGAGAAGGCATTAGCCGGCGTCGTGCAGGGCCTGGTCGACAAACAAGTCGCCGAGAAATTGGCTGAGGCCGAACGCAATCGCCCAGTCCGTCGCGGCGAGATTATTGGGCCGGCGGCCTCGGTCAATATCCCAGGCTACGGGAAAACCCAGGGCTTTGGGGTACCGTCGAAGGGCGTTGTTGAAAGCGGAAAGTTTGCTGGGCACTCGGTCGACGACGTGCTCTTCACGAACTGGCTGCTGAGCAAGGCCCACAAGCTGCAGCCTGACAAGGTCAAGCCTGCATCCAAAGAGCTTGCCGATGTGGTCGAGAAAGCGCTCGACGCGACCACTGCCGGGCGTGGCGATGAGTATGTGCCCACCGGAATGCAAGCTCAGCTGTGGATGGACATGTTCCTGGCCAGCAAGATTGTCGATGCGGTCGGCGTCATTCCGATGCCCACCGACCCCTTCGACATCCCGTTAGGGTGGGGCACCATCACCTGGCGAAAGGGCGGTGTTAACACGGCGACCACACCGAGCGACCCGACCACAGCCAAGAGCACGCTGACGGCCACTGAGCAAGTCGCTGAGGTCGATATGGCCTACGACCTTAACGAGGACTCGATCATCGCGGCATTGCCCACCTTGCGCACCGAAATTGCGCGCTCGGGTGGCGAGCAGATGGATAACTTCCTGCTCAACGCCGATAACACGGATGCGGGCACCGGCAATATCAACATGGATGACGCCAACCCACCCGATGACTCGTATTTCTTGGGTCTGGGCGCGGACGGCTTGCGCCACCTGCCGCTGGTGGACAACACCGCCCAGAAGAGCGACATGTCCGGCGCGCTGACCGATGCTGGGATGCGAGTGTTCCTGGCACTACTCGGTAAATACGGCGCCGATGTGAGCCGGCTGCTGCTCGTCACCGATGCTCAGACCTACGTCGGGTCGCTGCTGGGCCT